GTACCGCGCATCCATGGAACGCATGTCACCGCGCAGGGTGTTCATTAAGATTTCAGGGTTTTGCGGGCTACGCTCCATAGGCAGCATTTCATCCTGCATCTCATCCTGCATTTCCATGTCGTCCATCTCATCCTCAAAACCAGCCATGATGCCTGTGTTCTTTGAGTCTTTGGAAAGGGGCATGGCAAACATGGCCCGCTGTAGGATGTCGTCTTTCATGTCTTTTCCTTAAAGTATTCCGTTTATTGCTTTTGCGGTGGCGGCTACGCCAGTGCCAACTCCTACAACTTGTTGGAATGGGCTGGGTGCGGCCTGCAGTTCTTTAGAGATAGTCATCTGACTACTTGGTACGCCTTTGTATATATCAGACAAGAATTGTAGGTCCTTATAGGCCTGCGTGTCTGTCTGCAGCTGGTTTGCTCGGTTTGCATCGAGAAGACGCTGACCTTGCTGCTGCTCCTGCTGCCCAAGGTTATACAGGAAGTTAACATCGCTTTGTGACTGCTGCTGCTGCTGCTGCCCAAGGGCAGCTTGCTGGACACCTAGGTTGCCCATCGCGGTTCCAAGCTGGCCGTAATTCGTACCCAACGCACCAATACCTGCGCCTATGTTTGCCAGCTGGTTATACGCGCCCATCTGCACGCCCTGCTGCTGCTGCGCGGTATTTATTGCTTGCGCATAGTTCTGCGCCATTGATTGATTGATCGCTTGGTTTTGCGTCTGCATTAAGTTGCGATTCTGCTCAGTTTGCATTATGCCTTGCCGCGAGCCGCCAAATGCCCCAGCATTAACAGCCTGCTTATTAAGCTGCTGCTGCTGCAGCCCCGCTGCTCTCTGCATTTCCGCCATTTGATCTCGCATAACCAAATTGGAGTACGGGTTCATGTACTGCTGAATTTGATCTTGGCCGATTGGCGTTGCCGCATTTATCGTGCCCTGAGCTGCTTGATTTGAATAGTCAAAGGCATTGCCATATTGACCTGCGCCTGTACCTACCATTTGCTGCCCGGCAGACAGGGCCATTCCTGCAGGATACAAGAAACCTTGGTAACTCCCAATACCTTCCCGTCCAAGTCTAAGAGCCTTTGTCTGGTCGGGGTCCATTCCCGCAACTTGGTACTCGGGGAGAGCCAAGTTTTTCTCAACTAAAGCCTTGGCAGTGTCGTAAAGGCCTTTGCCCATGGCCTCCCGATCGGGAGACTCTCTAACTATCTGTGTTGTTTCCGACATGATTAACCCCGTGCTGCGTTTCGTTCAAGTTGATGCATCAAATCATACATTTTCTTTGCGCCTGCCCTGCGGCTGCCATTTCCAGCGCCGCGGACAGCGCCTGCAGTCATGACAAACTCGCCGTCAGACAACATTGCAGGGATTGAATCAGACTTCTCGGTCCCCGGACCTTCTATTTGACCAGTACGTCGAGGATATCCCCCATTAGATAATTGTGCAATACCACCAGAAGCAAAGAACCGGTTTTGCTCGCCCCGATAGTTTAGCCTCGGAGCCTGCGCCACGTATTGTGGATTGTAGCCCCCGTATGGGTTGTATTGATAACTATCTTGCCTAGTACTTGGGACATAGGGATTTCCCACTGGGCGAGTTGGGGCGTTACTGCCAATAATATTACCACGGGAGTCGTATTCAATGCCGCGCATATTTTGCACCAAGTACTTACTTGGGTCGGCGTTAATAAGGTCTCGCCCAGGGTTCCCGTACATCAGGTCCTCAGTGCGTGGATCATCCGGCACTTCCTTAGGCGAAAATCCCCCCATCAAGTACGTCGCGCCAACGCCTACGCCAGCTAGTGGGCCGTACTGGGAGATGAAGCCGGGGCGCGCAGCTTTCACTGCGTTGTCGTATGTCGATTTTTGAAGCCAATCGGGGCTGTTTGATGGCAGCTTATCTCGTGCAGCCATGCCTGCTATATGGGCGGCCCCTTCTCCCTGTGCGGCAATACCACTTGGAGAAAGATACTCATTGTATAAATCTTTTCCGCCTTGATAAAGATCTTTGGCCCCTTGTACGAGAGAGCCGATACCCCCTGTAGGGGGAGGGGGAGGGGAAGATCCCAAAAAAGGAGGATTTGCCCCGTCGTAATTCGGAACGGGTGCATTGCCCGTTATCTGTGCAGCGGGTGCCAGCCCATATACCTCGTCGTAGTATTTAGGATTTAAGTCCCTGAAGTCCTTATCTGTAAGGTTCAGCGGCGGTGGCTCTATTACAGGTGCAGGCGCCTCATTACGGGGAGCAGACTTGTCTACCACTTCTGCCTGTTTTCCCGCTAAAACATCTTCAGGGGTCAAAACTGGAGCTTCTTGGTTAACAGCATCCATGAGGCTCTTAGAGCCTTTCGCCTGCGCCATATAGTTACTAACTATCGCAGAGCCACCACTGATAGTGGCTGCCGTCAAGCCAGCCTTAATAGAATCTTTAAGGTTTTTCCCTGACGCCAAACTGGCGGCAGTACCAACAAGGCCACCGGCCGCCGCTGCCTGCCCAGCTACGCTGCTAATTCCAGCCTGCCCAACGAACTCAGATACCGGGCCGCCGGGAGCACCGAAGTACGCCGCGGCACTACTAATTAGTGCGTCTTTCAGGTCTCCCCCGGAAAGAAAGGTCAGACCCCCTGAAACAACAGCGGCAGTACCTGCAAGACCCAAGCCTAACGCGCCTGTGAGTGACCCGGCGGCTGGGCCAAGGATCGCGGTCAACGCAACGGTAGCAATGATCCGACCAATCGGGCTGCTGAGAACCTCTTTAGCAACTTTGGTTACGGCCTTGACAACTTTGGTTACGGCCCTGAACCCGGGAATTTTCTGGCTGGAGAAACCAAATGTCTTTTTAAACCAGCCGTATTCACGCAAGCCCGTCATTGGGTTAATGGTGCCCATGCCGCCCCGGCTGCGAAGCAATTGAGCTTCTTCTGGCGTAATGTGCGCCAGCATCGTATCTTGACCACGGCCCTGCTTTGCAACAATGCGTGCAGCATCAGCAATACCGCCCATGGCAAAGCCCTGAGGCTGTTGGGGCATGCTGCCCTGCTTTGTTCTTAGAGCCTGCATCAACAAGGCAGCTACCGTAGCCAGCACTTCCTCGTCGTACTCTGGGGGCAGGTCGCCTGCGTCAATAACCCCCTCTTCAACAAGCTCCGCAATGGCGGTGGGGTATTCTGCGGGATTCTCTTGGAGATACTGGAACAGCTGCAAAAGCCGGCTGATCTCTTCCGCGGACATTTCCATCAGTTCCGGGGGCAGCGACATGTTCATCGTCTGCTCGTACTGAGAAGCAGCGTCTGGGCTGGCAATGTTCAACGCCGTTGTGACGGCGTCGTATGACTCCATAGGGGAAAGCCGCGGCTGGCGATTCATGTCCTCGTTTTCGGGGAGATCCATGATCCCTGCTGCTTTAGGTGCTGTTGCCATTTTTATGTCCTCGATCTAATATGTCAGTATTTTACAAAATTATCAGGCTGTGGTATAGAGCTTTATTGCTGTATCTGTTGAACAGTCAGGTTAGCGGCAGGGGACCCGGGAGCAAACGCAGTAGCGCCCACAGCCGCCAAAGTAGCCGCAGTATCTGTAACCGCGACCATAATTTCAATGTAGTCGTTGGCGGCAAGTGAGGCTGGCTCGGCCACAACCCCAAGCTGATACCCCCCGTTAGTGCTCACTGACACCAGTCGAGAAGACTGCGCAATGTCCGTGCCGTTCTTACGAATCCATGCGTACGCTGTTTTTGTCGACGAGTTGCTGCTAGAGTACTGCAGCGTGCAGGTAATGTTATAAAGGCCAGATTGCGCTACTACTATGCGTGAAGTGGGCGTCCCAACAGATACGCCATTGGAGATAATGGTTGAGTCAAAAGCAACGGCGTAGGCTGTATTAGCGACGGCGGGAGCGTAGTTGGTCGTTCGCGCAAAGTTGCCGCAGTACATCTGCGCCATGATGGTGGGGCGGACAAAAATAACCCCTTCTGTAGCGCTAACAGTGGTAACAGCCGCCATGATGATGACGTTGTCCGGGGCAGTGGGCTTGACCTTAGTAAAACCGCCAGCAATGGAGGGTGAGGCGTAGAGAATATCTCCCTGTGCCCAAGTCTCACCATACGATGTGCCTGTAGTGTCTAAATCTCTCACAAACCCAAATACCGTGCAGTACCCCTTTAACCCAGAGTCGGGCAGGGCGTGAGTCATCACGCCTAAAATATATACCGTAGGCGATGAGCCATCTGCAAGGTAAGGGGAAACCCTAAGAGAGTCTGTAATAGCTCCGGCAAAACCCACCGCAGTGCCGTTGGGTATGGTAGCCCCGGTGTTGTTGCTTACACGGGCGTAGATCTCCTGTCCTACTTGTTGTACAACTCCGTACTCTAAATCTATTTCAAGACAGGAGTCAGGAACATCCCAACTTACTCGCCCTGTTTGATGCGCGTGGGGGGCATCAGGCTCCGTAGTCTTGAAGTCAAGGTAGTCAACCGGATCATCCCAGTCTAACTGCCCAATAATATTATTAAGCTGGGCGAAGTACAGGCGCAAAATGTTGTTTAGTTGCTCTTGATACCGCCTGTCATATTGTTGCGTGGCTGAAGGAAGACGAGGCGGAGCAACCCGATTTAGGTCGTCTTCCGATGTAATAACCTTAGCCATTAGCGCCGCCCGTCCGGACGAATGTCAATTCGAGGCGCACCTACTTGCCACGCTGTGCCTAAAGAATCAGACTCTATGCGCATAGAAAGCTGCCTTCCCCGTACCCGAGTGTTAATTTGCCCTGTGTATTGTTCAACAGGAATTGCCACGGTCCGAACAACTTGACCCCCGCTTACGCCCCCAGTTGATTCGGGGCTCGTGGCCCCCGAACCTGAGTTCTGTTGTGGTATTAAAGTAAACGTAGCCCTTGGGCTGAGCGACGTAGAGCCCCGGAAAGTTATATCAGGTAGCACCCGCCCAACAAAACCAAAATTGTGCCCGTCGTCTAGGTCAAATTCAGAACTTTCAATATAGGCGGGCAGTGGAGCATTACCTTCCCCCTCGACATTATCTGGCCCATTTTCTTGTGAAATCAAATAACCAATAGACGTTGCCGCAGTTGGATTTCTAGCAACTTTACTGTCAAGCCAAGCAGTACGCTCCATGGTCCCAAAATACCAAATATCTTCCGCATAGTTATACACCACATAACGATCAGGTGACGGAATTGGGGCGTTTTCTGGGGTAGAGCAGTAAAACCACCATATCTCGTTAAACGCCTCTACTGTGCCCGCAAACACCTGCTCGGACTGCGTTAGATCAATTTGTTTTACAGCGTCATTATTGTTAAACACGTACTGACGGACATCGCAGCGTAATGTTTGCACACGGCCATCGTAAATATAGAACTTATCGGCACCCATCCAGTAAGTTACGTTGTTGGCGGCGGCCACAGCACGAGAAGACATTATTGAGGTGTTTTCCCCCAATAATGTGGCACCCCACACAAGCGGTGCTCCCAGATACTGTAAAGAGTACAACGCCGTATCTGTCCAAACCAATATCTCTTGGCGCTGCTGTTGGACAGCAATGATGGATGATCCGAGGGATAAGCGTAACTCCCCCGATTGGTTTGTAGCAGTAGGCAGCCAGTCGTAGGGGTTTTCTTGGTCTGACCAACGAATAAGCATTGGGTCAAGGTTTGGGTCAAAAACAGGGTTACACCCAAAACACATAACATAGCGCGATACGTCGGACACAATTAGTTGGTTATGGGCGGTAGGTACATTAGTGCCAACCAATGGGATAGCCCGCACACCTGAAGTTACCCCCGTAGAAGCTGACCAGTAAAATAGTCCGCCATATTCCAGGCCAAAGATTAAATCCTGACCGAAGTTAGCTTGGTTCCAAATACGAATACGTAAATCACTAGGGACCCCAACTCCCCACGTGCCTGCCCCCCACGCGCCTGCTCCCCATCCTTCCACAGGGACTTCTAAGACGGCTCCCGTAGATAGTAGGTAAGTAGCTACAGTGTTGGGTCCGCCAGTCCCTGTGGCTGCGGGAATAGTGGGGGAATTCGGAGGAAGTATTAATTCGTAGCTACCCGCCGACACTGCCCCAATTTCAAATTCTTGGTTTATGAAATCGGCAGTAATGCCGCCTCCAAGGTCTAGGGCCCCGCTAAAAACAACGTAATCCCCCTGCCGTATAGCCGCGGTAACGGCGTCATTGACAGTGATTGTTTGAGTGGCAAACGAGGCGGAAAAGGTTACTCCCCCCGCAGCAGTGATAAATCGGGCGGGCGTTACATCGTAATAAACCCCACCGTTTTCAATGTAGTAATGACTTGTTGTACCTACCCCTAATAGTTTTTGTCCCCCCAGAGTAACCCAGTTAAACAGCTTTCGGCAGGTGCCATTAATAAGGTTTTGTGAGTAACGTACCCAACCCCCTATTTTCTCAGCGGTGCCTTGTCGAAAACGGACTTTGTCACAGTCGTACCAGCCCCCCTCAGTAGCATACCGAGTGTTTTCCCGGTTTATGCCGGGCTTAAATAGCATCTTTTTTAAGGGCATAGCGTACTCTTATGCAACAAGTCCTGTTAAGTATACTGTTTTACCGTCTTTTTTGGTAGCGGTAAGCGCCTGCTTCTTGTTATCGCCGGAGTTGTAGCTGACATGCACCCAGCCTGAATCTGGGACGCCGGGAGTGTAGAACTCGAGAATGACTTGGCGGAAGATTAGGTTATCCACGATCCACTGGGCCAGCTCAGCGTTAGCCACCCCGGGAATCTCGATGTCCGCAGCCATACCTCGGCAATGGTCCGAGGTCCGTGATCCACCGACTTTGGTATTTACATCGGCGCTGCGGAACCCTGAATTAACCTTAACAGGCATGCCGAAGCGCTCACGCACAGGCTGTAACACGCACTCACACAGGATGGTCAGGTTCTCTAGCTGCTCGGCATCAGGGGTGTTATCGATGTCATGGCGCAGGGCGGTTTCGCTTTTGGTCATCTCCACAAGGGAGAAATTGGCTGTTAGTTTCATATAAATTCGTTCTTCTTTATTTGTATGCAGACAAGTTTAAAACTTGCAACATCTAGGTCTGTGGCCAGCTTTTGTCTGACGGCGTAATTCGTCTTCTCGCACTGACTGGCTGTCGCTGTTAAGCTGCCGCTTGCAAACCCGCAATTGCCCCCGGTGAGACAGATAAAAACAACAGGTAGCCAGAACGACATGACGTACTCCTGAACTATTTCACAATGGACCTTAACTGATCGCCCTTATCTTTACTGCCCACGCTTGACCCAAAGTAATACGACAGGATTTGTGTCACCGCAGCAGACAAGACGCCGAGAATGTAGATCAGGATGTCTTTAGCCTCGGGCTTTACCTCCACAAAGATTAGCACCGCGAACAGCAGGAACGACAGGCTAACAACGCCTAGCGCCAACGCTGGCGTGACAATTTTATTAAGGAGAGGCGCATTTGTACTTGAAGCGATAGCCATCTCGCGCTCGCGAGCACTGTTTTTATCAGCAAGAATCGCTTTGAATTTGTCGTGCTCAAGCTGTTTTATTTTTGCCTCCGCCTCGGGGTCTTTGTTAATTGCCCGCATTACAGCATCTACTTCGTCTTTGACGCCAAGCTGTTTAGAAAGCGCACTAACTGCCATGCCAGCCAGAGGACCACCAAGTACAGTAGCAATACCGGGCGCGAAGCCCTTAACCATTGAAATAAGTTCATCCATTTCCGCCCCTTGTATATATGGCCCACACCAATACGGCGATAACAATCACGCCAAACAAAACAGAAGCCACGATTAAGACGCCGTTAATCCACGCCCAAATCGTTTGTTTTCGTTTGTACGCCGCCAGAGCAATAGCCTTGGCTTCTGCATCTCGTTTTCGCTTGGCATCAGCTTGAAACTGCAGCCAGTCGTCCCACAAGCCAGCCCGGCCAGAATAGACCATGAGTTCTTGCAGCGCTTTTTCGTTTTGCTTAATCGTCTCCAACGCGAAGAACGCCTCAGAATCAGACCCACTGGCGTTGGCTTTCTTAGCTATCGCCGCTTTGTTGTCAAAGAAACTGAAAAGATGCTGCCCCGCTGCCATGATGTCCCCACCATTGGCAACCGTTTCTTTTATGACAGCAAACGCGGCGTTGGCTATAGCCAGTTCAGCTAGCATAGGGTTTCGTAGCCCACGCATTAATCGCAACAGCTACTCGCACTCCTGTAAAGTCTTCTACGCCGTGGTGTACTCCGGGGCCGAACGCTAGCAGCCGGTTAGTTTTGGGGGTAACGGTTACATCGTCTGTCATAAACTTGCCGCCTATTAGTGAATTAACATTGGCGTAGACCCGTATAGCCCGTCCGTTATCGACCTGAGCCGCTCTTACGAGTTGGCCCGCGTGTTTTACTTTGGGTTCAGGCATCATTAGTTATATTTTAAGTAAGTAAACACTAAGTCTCGCGGCAGGTCGCGTTGGTTTTAACCATTCTAACTAAATCCGATGCGCTAAGGTATTTAAAATCCAAGCTGATATGAACCCTTTCACCGCCATCTACAAAGCCGGACACACCATGCCATGCCGCGTGGTTAAACACGTACCACCTGTACGGCTGGAGAACAACCGTCAAAACAGGCTCAATTTTATCGTAGTCAGCTATCTTAGCTGGGCTGATAACATTAAAAGGCTCGGTATTTCTGTACCAACAAGTCTCTTGTCCCTGCCCCTGTAAAAGCATAAACAAAGAGGAGGTTCGCTTATTGTCGCAATGTACTGCAAAGTACCTGCCACCTTTTGTGGCCTGCAAAACCGCCAAAACCGTGTCAGGCTCTACACTACGCAACCAGTCCGGAGTCACTTCATCCAACTCTTGGCGCAGGTTATTTGGGAACAACCACTGTTTGGCGCTGACGTGGGGCAACCCATCATTATGGTCGCGAGCCTGTTTTTTCCTCCGCGCCATTTCTTTTATGTCCGCATAGGGTTTTTGCGCAGCGGTGGCTGCATACTCTCCGTAGATGCCAACTGTGTCCTGAGCGAGAACGTTTGGGTCTACTAAAAACTTATCTAAAAGTGCCTTGCCCAAGTCTGCGCCAAACTTTAGCCCGGTGTCGTAGCAATAGTCGTCTGGGTTAACGTCTGGCTTATGTGCAACAATCATGCTGACGCACCGCAGTTTCCCGACTTAATTGCGGCAACCAAATCCACCGTAGAAACATGGTCAAAATCCAAACCCATGTTTACCCGAACGCCACCGTCTGAGAAGTTGTGCACGCTATGCCATGCTTGGTGATTGAAAACATACCAACAGTACGGCTGCATCACGGCGGTGACTACGTGTTCAATTTTGTCATGGTCTGGGATTCTGTATGGGTCTATGTATTCAAAATCTGAGGTGGGTCTATACCAGCGGGTTTCTTGCTCTTGGCCCTGTAGCAGCATAAATAAAGAACTTTGTCTCGCATGGCCCATATGGGTTGGCAAGTATTCGCCGCCAAAAGAAGTTTGCACTGTTGACTTTGGTTCGTTAGCGTACATCTCAAAAAACCAAGCTGGTACATTTTCGTAAAACTCCGCATCAAGGTTTTCTGGCAAAAACCATTGCAAGAATTTTATTGGCTTTTTTCCGGGGTTGTATTGTTCAAACTGGAGTTTACGGCGGTTCAATTCGCGAGCATTTTCCACCCCAACCAATTTAACAAGGTCTTTGTAAGTGTTACCCCTGTTGTACCTAATCCGCTGAGTAAACTGCGCGGGGTTGGTGTTTACCTCGTACAAAAGTTTTTTACCAAAGTCCTTACCAAAATCTAACGCAGTTTCAAAACAGTAATCATCTGGGTTTACATCAGGCTTGTGGGCAACAATCATACGTACTTAACCGCGTTTTGGTCTTTACGCCTAATAGCCCGGACAACCCAAGAACCCATGTCAAAGTGATACCACTGGGTGGAAAACTTCCAAGACTGCCAGTTTTTATGATGGTAGCCGTGTAGCCACTCACCAGCCGATGGGAATATGTATTCAAGCATCCATAAGTCGTTTGGCTTGTTACCCGTATGACTAAAAGTTTGGTGAAGCGCTGCAACCAAATGCGCAGCGCCAACGGCAGGCAAGTAGCAGTAAACAAACACCTGTGGAGATGCGGCAAAAATTACAGTGGCTATAACTAGCCACAACAAAGCGTAGTACCTATCTACAAATAGGTGCATTTTGTCACGTAGCAATCGTTTAGCTAGAATTGTTTTAAGCGGCACATCCCTGTAACCCTTGCGCAGTAGGGACGCAGGCTTTAACGGCCCTTCATGTGGGTCTAAAGAGGTATCAGAATGCTTATGGTGCGTTGCGTGCGTAACAACCCACTGGAGAGGACTGCTGTACATAAACAGAACACCAAAAGTCGCAAAAGTGTAGTGCCAGAAACGTGATGTTTCAAAAGCACCATGACAGAACAACCTATGGTATCCAACGCTTAATGTGACCGCAGCCATAAGATAGAGCACAAAAGAGTACCCAAGCATATACGGGTGGGATATAAGCGCGGCAATAAGAGCCACGACTCCTGCGTAGTACGCAACATTGGCCATCCACGCATTATGTCTAAACATCATCGCACCTTTGTAAATGTGAACCCATAGCATTGTTCTTTAGCTTCCAGCACTAAGTCTTCGGAGATTAAATCAAAAGCATTTGGAGCGCTATATTGCACACCGCCAACCAAAACAGTGCCAGCACATAGGACAAACTTAGTGCCTACTGGTAATACTGTAGTGTCTCCAGCGGCCAATGAGAAAACGGTAGCATCAGGAAGTTCCTTGCGGTTGTGGATGTAATCTATACACCACCACTCAGACTCCTCATGCGCTACAAACTCATACACCCCCGCTGGGACTACCGGGATGTTTAAGTTTGTGTACCCAGCCGTTCGCACAGGTACTAAAAGCGCAGTAACACCGTCTTTGTTAGTTCCCTCTACACTACCCTTAGTAAACAGTGTAATGTTTTGAACTTGGCTTTTTAGTATGTCTGCGGTAACGGTAACTGTGTATTTGTTACCCTCAGCCAAATGACACCGGGAAACGTTCCACCCAAAAGCCATGTGGTTGGTAACGGTAAAAGACGCGCTCATAGCTGGACAGGAGAAATCGTAATATCGATAGGCCGCCCTTCTATCTCTTGATACACCTCAACAACTGGGGTAATAGTACCAGTAGCACCAACGGTCGGAGCGACAACCTGAGCCTGCTGCTCCACCCAATAAGTTACTGGTGCGTACATATCAATAACCGCCTCCAGCTCTTCGTCCGCAAACGGCAACCTTGCGCCAATCATCATAGTTTGATGCCCTGTGGATGAATACTCTACCACCATGCAACGTGCGGCCTCGTCAACGGAGTCTATTCTGTATGTGTATGAAATTTTCACAATCTACCTTTCATTTATTTAACCAATTGAGCCATAGCGAGTGCCTGTGGCTAGCCATGTAATGTACGAGCCACTGCCAGATGTAGCTGCACCGCCACCGCCGCCAGCACCAAAGGCGGTAGTACCCGAACCACCCGAACCGTAGCTACCTGCTGCACCTGCTGCACCCCATCCGCCACCATTGCCACCCGCACCCCCAAAGGCGGTACCTGTGTATCCTCCGGCTCCTCCTGTTCCAGCAGTACTTACAGTGCCTGCGCCACCCGGACTGCCGTTAACGCCAGCGGGAAACGTGCCACCGGGCCCTGCTGTTGAGTTGGTCAAACTTGACCGACCGCCGCCACCGCCACCGCCTGCAATATATGTATTATTTTTACCGCCAGTGTAGAAGGTTCTAGCGCCACCGCCGCCACCGCCGCCGCCGCCAGCTATTGTTCCATTGTTTCGTACAGACACCGCAGACTGCACTAACAAAGCCAAGCCACCAGTATTTCCGGTATAGAGGCTCGATGTCCCATAGCCAGTAGCCCCACCGCCACCTCGCCCCACAACAGTACCATTGTTTATAAACTCAACACCACCGGGCCAGCTTCCATTAATAGTTAAGCCCGCCGTACCCACCGCAGTGCTACTAAAATATACGCCGGAATTCAGTGTTGCAATTACTTTGATTGTACCATCCCACCCAGCGTTTACCGCAAGTGTGCGCAGGTTGGCGTTGTTTGTGTTGCTTGCTATGGAGAAGGAAAACTGGTTTGCTTTACCGTAGCCGTTGCTCATGCTGATAGCGCCGCTTGCAACGCCAAACAATGTGCGCACAGTAGACTGATTCATGTTGATACTAGTAGTGCCCGCCGAACCAAGCTCAACGTTGACTTGGTTAAGGGATATAGCCCCTGATGCTGGTAACGCCATGTTAGTTCCTTATGGTGTGCCGTAGGCGGTTACGTTAGCTAGTGAGGTAAAGTTGCCACTTGAATCAAGGGACGCGATATTTGTTGCCCCATACTTAAAGTATAGCTTGCCCCCAGACTCTACAACGGAAAATGCGGCTGTGACTAGATTCGTTGCGTTTGTAGCACTTGTAGCACTTGTAGCACTTGTAGCCGTAGCAGCGTTGCCACTGATGGCAATTGCCCATGTACCTGAAGCTCCTGTGCCTGTAGGAGAGGGAACATCCGTGCCAATATTAAGCCCGAGGTTTGTTCTTGCGCTAGCAGTAGTAGATGCCCCTGTACCGCCGTCGGCTACGGTTATATCTGTGATGCCTGTAACGCTTCCGCCAGTAACAGATACTGCATTGGAGTTCTGTGTAGCAATACTGCCGAGGCCAAGCGACGTGCGAGCAGTTGCGCCGCTTTCCGCAACCCATGTTGTGCCGTTACCAACAATAAAGTTACCGTTAGTTTTAGCCAGTCCGCCAAGCGCTGTTAAGTCCGCGTCGTAAGCCTGCACGTCAGAGCCAATAGCCACGCCAAGGTTTGTTCTTGCGCTAGCAGTAGTAGATGCCCCTGTACCGCCGTCGGCTACGGTTATATCTGTGATGCCTGTAACGCTTCCGCCAGTAACAGATACT